CTGTGAAGTGGCCGACGCCTACGGCGAGGGGCAAGCGCCTCTAGTTAGGCAAACCCTGTTCCATGTCCGCTGCGTGGGGTGCGACAAACTACTAGCCGAGATGGTTTCAACGCCGTACCGGTTGCGATGCCCCAGGTGTAAACGGATGAACCACGCCGGGGTTCCAGGTCAGGAAGGCTCGTCGCTGGGTGAGGAAAAGGTTTCAGGGAACTCGAACACCTCGGCCTGAGCCGCGAGCGGGATCGGCACCTCAATATCGGACAGGGTCAGCGGCACTTCGCCGATGTCGAGCAGCATGATCCCGGTGCCACCGATCCAAGGTGTTTCAACTGCGCCCATCGTGGTCAGGACCAAGGGCATCAGTTCTTCTTCTTCGGTGCGGTTCATGTCCGCAACCACGAACGTCAACCTCCGGTAGATCGTCAACTGTCCACCACTTCAACCAAGGTTATTTCGGTGTCTTCGATCACGTTGTTGACCAGGTCTTCGAGTTCTTCCCAAACCTGTTCGTCAGTCCAGGTTTCAGGGGTGTCGATAACCACCGTCAGTTGAACCTGTTTCATAGTTGTTGACCCAGGTTGGGTCGTCCTAGCGCTTCACGAATCGCGTTGGCGACCTGTCCAATGACCAGTTCGGGTACACCCCGCCCGAACTTCTCGGCGACGTAGCGGGTGGTGAGGGTTCCGTGCTTGGCCATGACATAGGTGCGGCCGCAGGTGTCGCCGGGTACCCAAACGGTGACCACGGCGTAGTTCTCGGGGGTGCCGCCTCCCATGAAACCGTCGTGGGGCAGTTCGGAGATCAGCACCGAATACTTCCAACCATCACCGGGTTGAAGTTCGTAGGTGTAGGGAAGGTGACCGTTTGAGCTGCTCACCGGTTGTCCACTATGCCGTTGATCGTGTTGAGTATCCGGGCGGTGGACTCCAAGACGTAGTCGTTCACCAGGCGGTCGGCCTCGGCCCGACTGAGTTGTTCGTCCTGTTGGATGTCGGCATCGCCTTGAAGCCCGCAAACGCATTCCAACCGTTCGCCGTCAAAGCAGATGTTCTTGTGGCTCATCCGAAGTCCTCCTCGTCTGCCCAATCATACGGGCCTAGTGGGTCAGGGTCGGAGCAGCGGCCCCGCAACCACCAGCCAAACCCAACGAGGGCAAGCGGGCCGATAATGAACTGCCACAACGGGTTGGTCATGTAGAACAGGGCGATAGTCACTTTGCCTCCTGTTGGTCGCAACTTTCACAGGTCGGGACGTAGGTGACCCGGTGCTCGGGTGGGCAGGTCGTCAACTGGGCCTCGTACTCGTCCTGAGTAGCGGGGAACGGTTGACTGTTCGTCCACTCCTGCGACGGGTACCACGACGGTTCAAGATCGGTCTTGGTGAGCTTTCGCCAGACCGTGATCGGTGTTTCGATCTTTCGCAGCCTCGGGTTGTCCTCCAAAGCGCAGGTGGCGTACATGCCAAGGTGATCACGGCAGGCGACCGCGCCGCCCAGGTCTGACCACAGTTGAGTCTTGGTGCCGGTCATTGGCCGACCTTTATCGTGATGCTTCGGTCCCCGTGGTCGGTGACGGTGCCGTCGGCGTTCAGAACCTGATCGCCGTCGCCTTGGCCGTTGTCGACGGTGTGGTAGCAGGCTTTACAGGTCAACTCTTGACCGCCCGTGCCATCGTCCATGTAGGTGGACACAGCAGCGCAGCAGTCGGTCAGGCGCATCCCAGCGAAGATGTCATCTTCGCGAGTGGCAAAGGCGAAGACGACTTTGATCTTTCGGTAGTACCGGACTGACCCGTCATCTTGGATGACCTGGTGGGCTTCAGCCTTGTAACCGGCGACCTGTTCGGGTGTGGCTTCCATGATGGGCGCTCCTCTCTCGACGGTGGCGACTGTCGCCTGTGTCGTGTATCCCATCGTCCCCGCCGGGAACTCGCATCCCGGTGTCTGCTGGTCGGGGGAGTTTCCGGTCAGGCGACCTCGCGGGTCAGCAGGCTGGTCGGGCAGTTCACGGGATCGCCCGCGTACCAGTTCTTGAAGTCCTCTTGGAGAGTGACTTCGGCCTTGGTGCGGTTCACCTTTTCGAGTGTGACCTTCACGGTGAAGCCACCTTCGTTGAGGATAAGCGTGTCGCCCTTCCTCGCTCCGATAATGCCCTTCTTGGAAAGGCGGGCTTCTTCTCGTTTGGCCCAGCGCGAGATGTTCATCAGATCCTCGGATGTGAAGTCTTCGCGCTTCAATGCGGCGATGAAGTCGTCGCAGGTCATCTTCGTTGTTTCGGTATCCATGATGGTTGCCTCCTCGTGGTTGTTGTGTCCCATCACGAACCACGATACACGACCCACCTAGCCGGGGCAAGGTTGACGGGTTCAGTACCCCACCTGGGCGGTTTCACGCGGTCCAAGTAAACGACCTGTGCGACTGCTACCATCCGGGCACCAATAGTGACCCAGTGTCCGGGTGCCCGCGTGGCCGGTGACACGGCCCCGCTGCGCCCGACAGGAGGCGAGCGGATGCCGAAGTATGTAGTCACCGGGGGAGCAGACGGCCAGTCCGGTATCGAGGTCGGTGGTAAGCGGTACGAACCAGGTGAGACAGTCGAGCTACCCAGCGGAAAGAAAGACTGGCGCATCGAAGCCGGTTACCTGGCTCTGGCCTCCACCTACAAGACCCAACGCACCCGCGACGACAACGGTCACTTTGTGGCCGACGACCCGGCGACGCCGGAGAACGAAGCGTTCGAGCCGGTGCCGGAACCGGAGCCGAAGCCAGCACCGAAGAAGACCGGAGGTAAGTAATGCCCACGTTCGTACACGGCAAGGGAACCAAGGTCTACCTCGACGAGTTCGACCTGACGACGTACTTCAACTCGGCTGATGTAACCCTTACAACCGAGACAGCAGAGGTAACAGCGTTCGCAGCCTCCAGCAAAGCCTACATTTTGGGGCTGGCTGACGGAACACTGTCGTTGAGCGGTATGTGGTCGGCGGACACGGACGGCTCCGACGAAGAACTGAATGCCATTCTCGGATCGACATCGGCGGCGAACATCACGGTTGCCGAGGCTGCCGGGACGATTGGCAACCGGGCCACAATCGCCAGGTGTGACGAGGTGAACTACGCGATCTCCAACCCGGTCGCAGACGTTTCCACCATCACCGCCGACTTCCAAGGCACCGCCAACGATGGTTCGCTCGGGTCGATGACGTATGGCATCACCGGGGGCGTCCAGTTGTCTACGGCTACGTCAATCGACTACAACGCCCTGGGCGCTCTGACCGGAGTGGACGGCGCAGCATCCTCCACGGCAGGCGGGGCCGCGCTGCTCCATGTTTTCGTGAACAGCATCGGCGGGGGTACGACGACTATCAAAGTTCAACATGACTCGGCTGCCGACTTCTCGTCAGCCGCCGACCTCATCTCATTCACCGCCGTCGGGGCTGCGACCAAGACGTCGGAGATGGTGGTCTGTTCGGGCACCGTGAATCGGTACGTCCGAGCAACCGCTACCAGCGCCGGGTCATCCGGCTCAATCACCTTCATGGTGAGTTTCGCAAGGTTCTAGGAGGACCAAACAATGCCAACCTTCCATCACGGCAAAGCCACTCACTTCGAGTTGGACGACACCGGGGGTACGAGCCGGGACATTTCGGACACCCTCAACTCAGTCGACTTCCCCGAAATAATCGAGACAGCCGAAACGACGGCTTTCGGTGCGACATCCAAGTCGTACATTGTTGGCCTGCGCGATGCCACCATTTCAATCAGCGGCCTGTGGGACTCCACGGTCGACGGCTACATCATCGGCACGGAGCCTGCCACCAGGACATTTATCTTCGGCCCGGCAGGGAACACAGGCGGCTTCGTGAAATACACGGGCGAGGCGATTTTGACCAACTACGCCGTTTCGTCGCCCGTGGGAGACGTAGTCACGTTCAGCCTCGACCTTCAGTGTACGGGTGGAGTAACACGCACCACATTCTGATCCCAACAACCAAGGAGTGACCACTGTGTCCAGTATCAGAGAAGCAATACAGGCTGCCGAAGACGGCTCCGCCGACCTCTACGAAGTCGCCGAGTGGGGCGTCACGGTGGAGATCAGATCCATGACCGCCAGGTCCCGAGCACACTTTGTCGCCGAGATGGCTTCGGAGGATGGCACGGTCGGCGGGGTCAACGACCCTGACCGCATCATCGGTATGTGGTGGCATGTGATCGGGCAAACCTGCTTCGACCCGGATTCGGGCGAGCGAGCCTTCGACGAGGGTGATGACTCTTGGTTGTTCGACAAGAACGCCAGGGTCGTCAATGACCTTGCCAACGCTTGTATGGCGGCGTCCGGGTTGACTGAGGAAGCGGCGGGTGAGGCGGGAAAAGACTTCTCGGCTTCGCTGACAAGCGGGGACGACGAAACCCTGAGCGACGCTTTTACTTCCGACTAGCCCGTGACCTCGGTATGACTGTCAGCGAACTCCTAGATCGCATGTCGTCTGCCGAGTTGACGGAGTGGGCTGCCCTAATCCGGTTGGAGAACGAGGAAGCCGCCCACCAAAGCAAGATGGCTTCGTCCCGGTCGAGGGTCAGGCGGTAGGTAATGGCAACCGTCGCTGTCGTAAAGGCG